TCTTAGCGGAAAGTGCACCAGGCATTTTAGAAGAAGCACCAGATGGCTTCATCTTAAGTGTCTTGTCTTTCTCTACAGCGACAGGAGCAGCTGCTCTTTTTCCCACGTTAGCATCCCCTTCGGGCTTGTCCTTACTATTAGATGATGCTACTTCTACAGCATCGTTCTTAAGGTCGGACTTCTGCTGTGGAACAGCACCGCTAGTGATTGCGGTATTGCCAGTTGCGGCATCTTCAGAAACTTCTACGGATTCAGCGACAACTTCCTTTTCTTCGGAAGCAGCTTTCTTTTCCGCGATGAGTTTCTCAAATTTTTCATCGATTGTGGTGGACATTTACGTGACTCCGTAATAAGATCTGCGGTAATTTGCTATATTTATTTATAAATTAGAGACTTCTTAAGAAAGCCGCGAACGCGGAATACTTTCTCTCTTGAAGTTCTTGTGGGGTTGGGGCATTGTCAATAGAAGCTTTGATCTCTTCGATCTTTTGCTCCTTAACCCTGCCATCTACAGTCACCCACTCACGCCCTTCATAAATTCCCTCTACAAAAGCATCGGGAGCTGAAGGATCTGCCACGATATCCGCAGCGGTAGAAAGCATGAAGTCATCAGCGACTACTTGAGTGTTACCTTCACGCTTAATTGAACCGAGTCCTCTCGATGAGACACCCAGTTGGACACCCTCTTCAAGTAAGCTCTTAGCGATCTTACCCATTGGGGTTTCCATTAGTTTTGCCTTACCTATGAAGTTAGTTCCTTCAGGGTAAAGCTCAACAATCTTGTGTGATACACGATCTAGATTTAGGGTTGGACCATCAGGGTGTCCAAGCTCTCCCAGTGCTCTACCTCGTGATATGTGTTCTTCATTGTACTTAGCAACCTCACGCTCCATCGTGTCGAACTTATACATCCGACCATTGCGATTGGTGATCTCAGTCTGAAGAAAAACTCCTTTGATATAGGTAGATTTCTTACCGTCTTTTTCTTCGGTAAGAACTTCTATATCATTGTTCTGTTCCGTTATCAGTTTCATCTTTTGGTTCCTTGGTTGCTTCGATTTCATCTGATTCATCAGGATTCTCTATGGCTTCAGGATCAGGTTTAGCATCTCCCTCTGGGGGAACATGCGGAAACATCCTATTAGCCACGTCCAATTTACTAGCGTCAACTGCGGCGGCAGCTTTCACTTGTAGCATATCCTTGAGCTTTCCCAAAGCATCAGCTTGGTCATTATCCCAAAGCAAATCAACGATTTCTCGTTCTTGTGTAGCCATAACAATTGTTAAACTATAATTTATTTATTAGAGGAAGAACTTTTGGACGCGGGGGCAGGTTTAAGTGCTGCCTTAGTTTGCGCTTGAGTTAACTTCTCTTGTGCCTCAGCATTATCCAACTCCTGCTGCATCATACCCATATCCATCTGCTGCATTTCAAGAGGATCTAAAATCCTTCCTTGTTTAATATCGTCAGACATCTGAGCATCAAGCTCACTCATCTCTGTTTCAGATTGACCAAGTATGTTGACACGTACGTATTCAGTAGAGAAGTAGCGACCCATGTATGGTTCCATAGCAGCGATCACACCTAGCTTCTCATTTAACATTTCAATATTCTTAAGTTCTGTGAAGTGATTGTCATATAAGTAATCGTACTGTATATGCTCCTTCATATCTTCCCAATCTTCAGGTGTGATAACACCTTTCAGAATGAGTTGAGTCTTAAGCATGTCCTGGAACATCTCACTGAACTTCTTGCGGAGCTTACCAACGAACTTAGTAAACTTAAGTTCATCGCGCATGATCTCCGATGACCTACCAAGATTGAAACTTGTATTAGAATCTAATCTACCAGCAGGTACGTTCAGTGCTTTGTATAGTTTAGTTTGGAAATACTGTATATCAGTTAGTTCTCCTAGGTTCTGTCCACCAGGTAGAGTAGTGATCTCAGTACCGCGTCCACCTTCCCTTCTTGGGAGCCAGAAATCTTCCAGCATGGACATGTACTTACGATCATCTCTGATCTCTCCAGTGTTAGCATCGTAAACTAACTTATTACGATACCTACCCATCACCTCACGTAGATATTGTTCTGCTTTGATCTTAGGTAAGTTACCTACATCAATGTAGAATATTCTGCGCTCAGGTGCGCGAGATATACGATAGATGACAAGGGAATCCTCAATCATTTGGAGTTGATTGAGTACCTTAATAGCTTTATGTAAGTACGATAAAACTATATTCTTATTGGTATCAAGGATACCAGAGGTCACATATGTTATCGCATCTTTCGCAATTTTAATTCCAGAGTTTGCTGATGTGTTCTTTAAACCCTTAGGATTATAGATGAAATACTCGTCTACCTTACCATAATCCAGCTGTTGAAACTGATCTGCTGTCTTAGGTACTTTGTTTATCTGCCTTACTTTCTTAATCTTTTGTGGATCAACGTATCTCAACTCAAGTATTCCGTCTTGAGGTCTCTTGAGATCGATGACTTTATGGTAGTACATTCTACCATCGATGTACCATCTACGGAACATCTCATGAGCCTTAGTATCAAAACCTATTAAGTTCTTGAGGTACTCAAACTCTGTACGAATCATGTTCTTCACAGACTCACTAACTTCTAGGTTAGCAAGATTGATCTGAACTGGACTATCGTTTTGATCTGTTACTATTGCTTCTTGAATTATATCTTCAATCGCACTATCAACTTCAGGATGCATCGCCATCATGCGATACTTCACTACCATATCATATTCGGTTTTAAAATTCCCGTCAAGATCTACATATGTACCATGATAACCACCAGCAATAAAACTGGTAGCACCATCATCAAGTGTAGGGGCTACTGGAGAAGGAGCATTCTTGCTTAACTTCTCCTGCCTTTTCTTAAACGAGAATCCAAATAACTGTGCCATGAACTAAAGGGTTCCTACCCTATTATTTAGGTGGTTCCTTTAACTGCTTTCAGTTCATTGCCACCGCCACCAGACTTCTCGTTAGTCTCGAAGAACTGGTATGCGAACTCAACATCAAACTCTTCATAAGAGTCATTGTTGTCGTAAGCTAATGATACCTGAGAAACAGATACTGGGAATGCCTTAAACAATTCGTATGAACGAATAGCCTTGAACTCATCTGCGCTTCCCTCAAACTTATCTAGTTGAGTAACAGTGATGTTTGAAAGAATCTCACTGATAGGAGCGGATGCTGTGTTGGCATCGACAGAGTTAGTCAAGTCGATCCACTTCTCATAAGCGGCACGAAGACTGAATGCGTCATCCATATAGAATGTAGCAGTCCATGACTCGAATGTTCTGTCACCAGGAACTTTAATTACTCGACCTCTAAAAGGTAATTCAACAGTACCAACTGAACTTTGTGGTAATGCTGCGCTCTTACACATGTATGCTACGTACTCATCCTCAGAGGTTTCTCCTCCTTGAGGCTTAGCACCTGTTGGGAACTTGTGTGAGACTTGGAAGAGATTAGGTCTAACTCCTCCTTTGATCCTTTGTTGGAAGCCTAAGACTCCCAACACTTTTGCTTCTGCCATTGTTTAGTACCTTAAGATCTGCGTGGGATAACTTCCTCGAAACTTACACCAGTACGTGTAGCAACGAAGGTAAGTGTGATGAAGTTAATAGAACGAGCAGGCTTGATGTATATCTCTGCCACAAACTCGTTTGAGTCTATAACTGCGGGTGTGTTGTTAGAACTATCACACACGACTAGGAAATCAGTAATACCACGACGTGCTTGAATGTCACGCAGGTATGGTTCAACAACGTTGTTGAAATTGTTCCTAGTGAATTCGTCATTGAGTTCAAACAGGACTCCCTTCGCAGCATTGCCAATAGTCTTCTCTATGACGAGGAAGAGACGACGGACATTGATGCGATCAAAAGCAGATGGTGAAGCGAGAGCAGTTTTGTCACCGAATAGGACTATACCCTGACCAGGTAGACTGGTAATTGGGTTAATTCTCTTCTGATAAAGAGAGTCTCTTTCGGATTTCTTAGGTGAGTAAGCAAGTTTAATTGCGTTACGGATACCACCACGGTTCAAACCAGCAGGTGAGAACCAAGGATCTCCATTGGCTGTTGTATTAGCACACAGACCAGCAACGTCTCCGTTACATGGGATCCAGCGATACTTGTCATTGAAACGGTCGTACAAATACTTCCAACCGCTGTCGAATACAGCATAAGAACTAGAAGCAAATGTATCGTAGTACGCTACAATATTTGAGGTTTGTGTTGAGCTGTCACTTACACCAACAACGTCTCCCTTGTGTGGTGAGATGAAAGCAACACAATCTTTACGGTTACCAGCGATAGAGATAAGCTTGTTTGCCTTTGCTTTGGACTCTACATCGTTAGCACCAGAACCACCCATGATTAGGTAGTCAACTTGTACAGTTTCAGTATCTGCGAACAGATCATAACCAGCAATGATTTCGCCTTGGTTAAGAGTGTAGTCATCTACACCAGCTGAAAGTGTGTATTCTTTTTCTCCAACTATGTCGAAGGCAGTAGTGGAATCTCCACCTAAGTTACCAGTCGAAGCAAATGCGTTAGCAGAAACGTCCCATACTTCATTCTCATGAGCACCCCAGTATACATTAGCACTCTGTGCTAGTAGTACTTCTGGATAATAGTTTAAAGAACCTTCAGGGCTCTTAGCATCTGATGCTTTAGAGAGGTATGTAAACTTCTCAACTAATGTTAAAGGAGTACCAGTTACTCCACCGTTAACATCATAGACAGCGAAATGAATTTCATCATTTGATCCACCACGATCAGCAACGTGAGGTGATGTACCAGGACGAGGAGCAATTTGATTCCAACGAAGACCTGAATAGATCTCTTGTGAGTCGTACCAATCTGCTACTGCTGTGATAGCAATGTCAGGATTAGCTCCATCATCCATTACATCAGTTGTAGTCCACGCACCGCCAGTTGCGTTGATTATATCTACAGTTGTACCAGAAATAGCATGAACATAAGCAGTCTTAGTAGCTGCTACGTTAGTTACTGTATCTCCAGGAGAGACAGCTCCAACAAAAGAACCTGCCAATGTTATTCTTTGATCGGCACCTTTGTCGATAGCCACAACTCTTAATGAGTTGCCTACTGTTCCAGAAGACTTAGCAGCCCAGTGCCAAGTTTGAGCACCATCGTAGTAAGATCCTTCGTAATCGTCAACGTTGGGGATTAGAACGGATGATCCATCCTCTGTTGCCGTTTTCAGTCCACTACCCGAAGCACGCACAACATCAAGCACGCCACCATAGGCGAGGAAACTTGATGCAGCAAACCATGTTTCTGCGTTACTGTCATTTGGTTTGCCAAAAGTCGAAATTAGTTCCGATTCGGAAGAGATGCGAGTTGGTGTATTAACTGGTCCTTTGGTAAAGGCCCCAGCAATAGCTCCAACGTTAACCTCTACAGTTTCGATAGATCCTAGGGTTGTATCCCTTTCCTGGATCACTACTCCTGGCGAGAGAAGCGTGCTAGCCATGCTTAGTACTCCTGATGTATGAAATTCAATTTGTCTAAAAATATTTATGGAAAGTTACTTTTTCAGCGGAACTCCCACATGTGACTCATGTCTCCGTACTCATCTACCTTCCAATTACTATCATCATTGTCCCTACCATCCATGTTCAAGGACCATACATCACCCTTCTCATCAACGATTTGTTCGTCTTCATTGATGCCATCAAGGATGAATCCAAAAGGAGCCATGTCTTGTTCTATTTGATTCTTTTGTTCCTCATATATCCTGCGACGGATGTCCTGATCCGTCATCTCCTTGAAGTATTCCTGCTGTACCAACCAAGCGAAGATAACCAAACACATCACTAGGTCATCATTATATCCCTCGTCTGCTTCAAAAGATTGCTTGCTTTGAATGAAGGTAGTGAGTTCCGCAACAATGTTATAGTCGTTAACAATTAACTTATCATCTTCTATCAAAGTCTTTAAGTTAGAGCACCCTTGTGCTTTAACTGTCTTACTCATCTTGACACCCATCTGTGTCTTACCACCAGAGAATCCCGTACCAACTATCTGTCCAGCACGTCCTCTCATAGCACACATGAGAACATTCTCATACTCTACATCATAGTGAAGTTGAGATGCTACTGCCTCTCCTATATCATTCACTTCTATTAAAACATATGCTTGATTGTATGCCGTTGCTACATCAGCAATGACATTAGGTAATAGCATAGGTCTGATATCATGATCTCTATACTTCGCTACTAATTTCCACGGAGCCTGAGATATATCAATAACCACAAACGCACTATAGTCCTGAGAAAGCCCACGAGATATATCACAAGTAACGATATAGTCGCGATCAGGAATAGGGTGCTCATAAACGTCAAGAGATCCATTAGTTTTTACGGGGTCATCATATGCTAGTGTTCTTAATTTAGATGCTGCTATCAATGTGTCAACAGATCCTAAGAACTCACACGCAAACTCCTGTGTGAACTGTCTTAGTGATGTGTTAGCAATAGTTGTTTCCTTCCATGCCTCATCTCTACCAGGCACTTTACTCCAATGAACCTCTGTCCATTGGTATCCATTTCTACCTTTCTGAGCATCAACCCAGAGTTTGTAGAAGTGGTTCATCCCATTCGGAGTGGAGATGATGATGACTTTTGTTGACTGACCAGAAGTAATAGTAGGATAAACAGAGG